CCAGAAATTATGACTAATCCAGATCTAGTAGCAACGACTTATTCTTTTGAATCAGCAATGTTCTTCTTTGACAAAAACAAATTGTGGGAGATATGCGACAAAGGAATTAACGATGCAGCCATATTAGCTCTTACGAAAAGAATTAACGGTGGTACTCACGGGTTAGAAGACAGAAATCAAAAAACTAAAAAGTACTACGAATACGTTAAATAGTAAACTATAAGATGAAGACTTCACTTTTAATTACATTATCATTGACAACAGCATGCGCATTTATAGGTTCATACTTTATGAATCTAACAGCAGAAAACATCGAACAATACCTTTCAGTAGCATTTGTAATATTTGCTGACGGGTTCTTTGGTGTATGGGCTGGAGTTAAAAGAGAAGGATTCAGAACTTATAAAGCATTAAGTGTACTAAGAACATTTGTATTTTGGGTAGTAATGCTTTCAGCTATATTAACAATAGAAAAAGGATTCACTGGAACAGGTTGGTTAAGCGAGACAATTATGGCTCCCTTCCTAGTGTTCCAGTTAATTTCTATTCTAAAAAATGCCTCAATGGTAGGTGTGGTAAAAAACGAATTACTTACTCAGATATTGGATAAGTTAGATAAACACAAAGGAGATAGAGATGTTGCTAAATAAACAAAACATTCTTATATTAATTGTTATTGCACTATTAGGTTATAACATTTTTACTACAAACAGTATTAGAACTGATGTAAAAGGTTACGAAATGAGAATCGACTCAGTACAGACCAAAATAGATTCAGCACAAGTAATTAATAAACAAATCGATGTTAAAATCGATTCAGTAAAAGAAAATGTAGTTTCTATTACAAAAGAAATACATCACATAGATAATACCATAACAATTGTAAAAAAACAAACAGATGAAAAAATTAATACTGTTGATAAGTTTTCTAACGCTGAGCTTGAATTCTTTTTCACAAACAGATACAACCAAGGTAACACTACCAACTAAGGTAGTAAGACTAGCAGCAAAAGATTTAATTAAATATGATGGATGTAAGTTAGAATTAAAACTTACTCAAGATAAAGTAATTAAATTACAAGAAAGAGAAGTACAGAAAGATACTATCATTAATTTTCTAACTGTTAAAGACAAAAACAATCAATTCATTATTGGTCAGAAAGATGTTCAAATTGGAGAATATAAAGGCATGACTGATGATTTAAAGAAAGAATTAAAAAGTCAAAGGAATAAAACCTTCTGGTATAAGGTACTAGCTTTTGTGAGTTTATCCACAACAGTATTTTTTGTAAAATAAATAAATTAAGGCTTGTTTTTACAGGCCTTTTTTCATATATTATAGTTATATAAAAATGTTATTATGAACGATAGAGAAGCAACCTTTACTATTGATAAAGAAGAATTCAAAAAAGAATTAGTCAACCATCCTAAACATTACGGAGGAAAGGATAATCCATACGAAGCCATAAAAGTTATCGAAGCCTGGAACTTAGGATTCTGTTTAGGTAATACCGTTAAGTATATTGCCAGAGCTGGAAAGAAAGATGCTACAGTCCAAGAGCTTGAAAAAGCTTTATGGTATTTGGAAAGAGAAATCAAAAACTTAAAAGATGGCAAAAAAAGTTCTTAAGCAGGTAAGCCTGATAAAAGACTTCTGTAAGCCTGATATAGATTATTCCTTTCAAAAATCAATTTCATATAGTCAAACTCTATCATACAATACTTGCCCGCACCAATGGGCATTAAAGTATGTTAAAGGATTACAAGAGTATAAACCTTCCATTCATACAGTCTTTGGTACAGCAGTACACGAAGTAATGCAGGAATGGTTAACAGAACTCTATGAAGGTACAGTAAAGAAGTCAAATGAAATGGACTTCAAACAGATGTTACAGGAAAAAATCTTTAGTATCTATGCTGAAGAGAAAGAGAAGTATGGAAAACATTTCTCTACCTCTCAAGAGCTTTCTGAGTTTCATAATGATGGAGTTGAAATACTACAATACGTTCGTAAGAAACGCTCTGTTTACTTCGGTACCAAGTACTATAAGCTGGTTGGAGTAGAAATTCCACTAGTACATAAGATAGCTGAGAATGTTTTCTTCAAAGGGTATATCGATATTGTACTTTATGATGAGCAAGATGATAAGTATATTATTTTAGATATCAAAACATCAACCTCAGGATGGAATGACTATGCAAAGAAGGATGATAAGAAGTTAGCACAGTTACTACTCTACAAAGAATTTTTAGCAAGACAATTCGGTATAGATGTTGATAAGGTAGATGTAAAGTACTTTATTGTTAAGAGAAAGGTTCCTGCCAATCCAGAATTTGCAGTAATGGGAAGAAGAGTTCAAGAATTTATTCCTCCTTCAGGAAAGATTAAGAGAGGTCAAGCTACTACAGCACTTTCTAAGTTTATTAACGATGCCTTTGATAGTCATGGACAGTATATTGATAAAGAGTATGACAAGACTCCTTCTAAGTCAAACTGTATGTTTTGTGAATTTAAAGGAACAGAGCATTGCCATGCAGGTGTTTTAGGATAAGGGTATATTTATATATACATATAATTATATAAACAATGAACACTAAAAAATTAACATCGGTTAAAGTAGAAGAAGATCTTCTACAGGAATTTAAAGAGCAATGCGTAAGGCATAAATTTTCTCTACAGAAGCTTGTAGACAGAGCAATTTTTCTCTATCTTACAGAAGAGGGGTTTAAACAAAAGCTTCACACACAGACAAATATTAAATTAAAATAGTTACATGAAAGAAAAATTTCGTTATGTTAAGAAAGAGGATCGTAAAAAGATTCTTTTGTTATGCGATGATATTAGGATGCATTCCGGTATCGCAACTATGGCCAGAGAGATTGTTGTAGGAACAGCTCATCATTTCAACTGGGTTAATCTAGCAGCAGCCATCAATCATCCAGAAGTAGGTAAAGCATTTGATATATCAGCTGAGATAAATAAGTTAAACGGTATAGAAGATGCTGATGTAAAGGTACTCCCTAACAACGGCTATGGTGAAGCAATGCAAATAAGAGGTTTAATCGCTCAAGAAAAACCAGACGCTATTTTCATCTTTACTGATCCAAGATACTGGACTTGGTTGTTTGAAATAGAAAGAGAGATTAGAAATGAAATTCCTTTGATGTACTTAAACATTTGGGATGACTATCCAGCACCTTTGTACAACAGACCTTACTACGAGTCATGTGATTTATTAATGGCAATCTCAAAACAAACTAAAAATATTAATGAAATAGTTTTAGGAGATGCTGTTAAGGGTAAAATAACTAGATACGTACCTCATGGAATAAACCACGAACACTTCTTTCCAATGACCTCAGTAGAGGATATTAAAAACTTAGATGAGTTTAAAAAGAATCTATTTCAAGGAAAAGATATCGAATTCGTAGCATTCTTTAATTCTAGGAACATCAGAAGAAAATCTCCAGGAGATGTAATTCTTTCTTATAGAATGTTCTGTGATTTAATCGGAGAAGAGAAAGCTAAGAAATGTGCTCTTGTAATGCATACACAAGCTGTGGATGAAAATGGTACAGATCTTTATGCAGTAAGAGAAGCTATCTGTGATGACAGTTATGTAAATGTATTCTTCTCACAAGAGAGATTAGACACTCCGCATATGAACTTACTTTATAATATAGCAGATGTTGGAATGCTTATCACTTCTAACGAAGGATGGGGATTATCTCTAACAGAAACTATGATGGCAGGAAAAATGATTATTGCTAACGTAACAGGCGGTATGCAAGATCAGATGAGATTTACAGACGAGAATGGTAAGTGGATTGACTTTACTCCTGACTTCCCTTCTAATCATAGAGGAACATATAAGGAGTGTGGAGAATGGGCAGTCCCTGTATTCCCTTCAAACATTTCAATGGTTGGCTCAGTTCCGACTCCTTATATCTTCGATGATAGATGTAAACCAGAAGACGTAGCAAAAGCTTTAGAAGAAGTTTATAACATGGGTAAAGAGGAAAGAGATAGAAGAGGAGCTTTAGCAAGAGAATGGGTAACATCAGATGAATCAGGAATGTCAGCACGTCAGATGTGTGAGAATGTAATTGATGCAATGGATGAATCATTTGAGAAGTTTGTCCCTAGACCTAGATTTGAACTACATAAAATTACAGACAGACCAAAAAAATACATCACACATAAATTAATATATTAGTTATGAGTAAACCTACATTAGTAGTAAGTTGCCCTATCGATACATATTCAGGATACGGAGCAAGAGCAAGAGACTTTGTACAGTCAATCATTGATACAGACAAGTATGATGTAAAAATATTATCACAAAGATGGGGTAATACTAGATTTGGATATTTAAAAGATCATAAGAATGAATCATTACATTCTAGAGTTATTACACAACTAACACAACAACCAGACATCTGGATACAAATTACTGTACCAAATGAATTCCAAAAGGTCGGTAAGTACAATATAGGAGTAACAGCAGGAATTGAAACAACACTTTGTGATCCTTCTTGGATTCAAGGATGTAACAATATGGACCTAGTAATAGTATCTGCACAACATGCTAAGGAGACTTTCGAGAAAAGTAAGTATAATATACAGGACGAAAGAACTGGACAAGTAACCGGAGTAGTGGAATTAACTACTAGAGTTGAAGTAGTATTTGAAGGAGCAGATGTGGAGAAGTATATGCCATTGGCATTACCAGTTAAACTAGACTTAAATGAAATTCCAGAGATGTTTTGTTTCTTAGTAGTAGGACATTGGCTACCAGGAGTATTAGGAGAGGATAGAAAAAATATTGGATATACTATCAAAGCATTCTTAGAAACATTTAAAAATAAACAAACACCACCAGCCCTTTTATTAAAAGTACAGGCAGGTTCAGGAACATCTATTATGGATAGAGAAGCTGTATTGGATAAAATTGATGAAATAAGAAAGACTGTGAAGGGTAAGTTACCGAACATATACCTTCTACATGGAGAACTATCTGATGGTGAGATGAATGAACTATACAACCACGGTAAGGTAAAAGCAATGATCTCTCTAACAAAAGGAGAAGGATTTGGAAGACCATTACTTGAATTTAGTTTAGTAAATAAACCAATTATAGTATCAGGATGGTCAGGGCATACAGACTTCCTAGATAATAAGTTCACAAAACAGATAGGAGGACAACTTACAAACGTACATCCATCAGCTGCAATTGATAAGATGATCTTAAGAGAGAGTCAATGGTTTACACCAGACGATATACTAGTAGGTAAGGCATTAAAAGATGTCTTTGATGACTATAAAGCCTATAAAGAATTAGCTAAAAGACAAGGGCATAGAAGTAGAACTGAGTTCTCCTACGATAAGATGAGAGAGACGTTGGATAATCTTCTAACACAGTCTATTCCTGAATTCCCTAAACAAGTTGAATTAAAGCTACCTACGCTTAAGAAAATAGAATTACCTAAATTGAAAAAATTATAATGGAAGAAAAAATGTCAATCTGTCCACATTGTGGAGGAAATGCTTGCTATGAACAAGCAGTAACAGAAGAAGTAACAACAAGCTTTTGCTTTGGTTGTGGATATTCAACTTCGACTCTAATGGTTGAAGGAGGAGAATTAGTTAATAAGACTTTAGAAGCATCACCAGAACTGTATAAAGACCTTATGTTCGTTGATGAGAATAAGAAAGTATGGTTCCCTTCCACAGTTACTCTTCCTGAGAAAGGAATGGTATTCCTAGATGGAAATTCAAAAGATAATTGGAGATGGGCTGCAGTAAACTCTATAGAGATCTTAGAAGAAGAAAAAGCTAAGTTCCCAAAAGGTCAAACAACTAAAATGGATATGAAAAATATCAAACATTTTGAGAAAGAAGACTTTATGGAAGCATTAGATGCTATCAACTTCTTTGATGTAGAAGTTGCAGATAAAGAATAAATTTCATATATTTAAGTATGAAAATAAGTTATGCAATAACAGTTTGTAACGAATTGGAGGAAGTGAAAAGACTAGTCAACTTCCTTCATTCAAACAAACGAGAACAAGACGAGATAGTAGTACTAGCAGATAGTCCTAAAATGTCTCAAGAGTTACAAGATCAGTTATATAGATTTTCTTCTGCAAATTGGATTAAGTTAATCGAAAGTCAATTTGAAGGACACTTTGCCGATTGGAAGAATAAATTCTTTAAAGTATGCTCAGGAGATTATATCTTTCAGATAGATGCTGATGAGATTCCTCATATCAATTTAATACAAAACCTTCCTACAATGTTGAGCACTAACGATGTTGATATGGTTAGAGTTCCTAGAGTAAATACCGTAGAGGGTTTAACTCAAGAGCATATTCAGAAATGGGGATGGCATGTAAATGAAAAAGGATGGGTGAACTGGGCTGATTGGCAAATGAGAATCTATAAAAATGCTCCTCACATTAGATGGAAAAATAAAGTACACGAAGTATTAGAAGGATTTAAAATACATGGTATGCTTCCAGTAGAAGAGGAATGGGCTTTGTACCATCCAAAGACAATTGACAGACAAGAAAGGCAGAATAATTATTACAACACTTTATAAACCAGTTATGGATAGTATTTTAAATTTAGTACAAGAGTACATTACAAAAAAGGATAGCGAGAAGAAATGGGTAGCAGGAGAGGACTTAGTCCAATATGCTGGACCTTATTTTGATGGACAAGAAGCACAAGCAGTTGTTAGAACTATGCTAGAAGGATGGCTGGTTCTAGGAAAAGAAGGAGCAATGTTCGAAAGAAAGTTTCCTAAGAAGCTAGGACAAAAGACCGGAGTTATTGTTAATAGCGGTTCAAGTGCTAATCTACTAATGATGTTAGCTTTAACATCAAAAAGAGGAATGAACTTACCAAAAGGTACTAAAGTTATTACTCCAATAGCAGGGTTCCCTGCAACACTTAGTCCTGCCATTCAGGTAGGCTTTACACCAATCTTTGTTGATATTGAATTAGAATCTCTTAACCTAGATTTAGATCAAGTAGAGCAAGCATGTATTGATCATCCAGATGCAAAGGTAATTACATTTGCTCACGTATTAGGTAATCCACCTAACATGGATCGATTAATGGAAATTGTAAATAAATACAATTTGATCTTATTAGAAGACTGCTGTGATGCTTTAGGAACAACCTATGACGGTAAGATGTTAGGATCATTTGGTAAAATGGCTTCATGTTCATTCTACCCAGCACATCACATTACAATGGGTGAAGGAGGATTTGTAGCTTGTCAAGATGCTCAAACAGAAAAGATCTTAAGAAGTTTTAGAGACTGGGGTAGAGGATGTTACTGTCAAGGTAAAGCAAATGCTTTAGAATGTGGTTCATGCGGTATTAGATTTAGCAATTGGTTACCAAGTCTACCTAATGAGATATTTGATCACAAATATACTTACGAAGAGATTGGGTACAATCTAAAACCAACTGAGTTACAAGCAGCAATGGGTAATGTTCAGTTAGGTAAGTTAGAAGAGATTGGAGTACTAAGAAGAAGAAATCATAAAGCAATTGTCGATATCTTTAAGAAGTATGAAGATAAATTTATCCTTCCTAAAGCTACAGCTAAATCAGATCCAGATTGGTTTGCAGTTGCATTGACATTAAGAGACGGAGTAGGGTTTACAAGATCAGAGTTCTGTCAATTCTTAGAGAAGCATAAGATTCAAACAAGACCTTACTTTGCAGGTAACATAATGCTTCAACCAGGATACTCTCATTTGATTGATTCAAAAGAAGTAATTGAAAAATATCCAGTATCAAGAAAAGTAACAACAGATACTTTCTTCTTAGGATGTTCTCCAATCATTACACTAGAGCAAATAGAATACATTGGAACAATTGTAGATAAATTTTTTGATTAAATGAAAGTAGTTTATGTAACAGGGTGCTTAGGGTTTATAGGATCCTATATAACAAGAGCATGTCTTAATAAAGGATGGTATGTTAAGGGAGTTGATAAAGGAACCTATGCAGCTAATAAAACTCTACTAAAAGATTTCAAAGAGTACAGTAACTTTTCTTTTGTAGATTGTGATATAAATGATTTAAAGTTCTTATACGATTGCGATTATATTATCAATACAGCAGCTGAAACTCATGTAGGTAATTCAATTGCTAATTCAGATGATTTTGTATCTTCAAATATAAACGGAGTTCATAACCTATTAGAGTTAATTAAGAACCACAGAGGAGAGAACGTATCTAAACCTATACTCCTTCACTTCAGTACAGACGAAGTATATGGAGATATTGAAGAGGGAGAGCATATCGAAACAGATCTACTTAAACCTTCTAATCCATATTCAGCTACTAAAGCAGCAGCAGATATGTTAGTAACGGCATGGGGTAGGACTTATAATCTTCCATATGTAATAGTTCGACCAACAAACAATTACGGAATAGGGCAATATGTTGAGAAGTTAATTCCTAAAGCTTTGAAGTACTTAAAACTAGGAAAAAAGATTCCTCTACATAATGGAGGTACTCCAATAAGGACTTGGCTTCATGCTCAGGATACTGCCAAGGCAGTTATAACAATTATTGAATCAGGAGTACAGAATGAAATCTTTAATATTTGTGGAGGATTTGAACAAAGTAATTTGGATACTATCAAAAAAGTTCTTACATTGTATAATAAGGATCAGGTTTACATACTAGAAGACTTTATAGACTTCTCATGTAATAGACAAGGACAGGATGTTAGGTATGCTTTGAATGATGATAAGCTAAGAGCATTAGGATGGAAGCCTCAAATTAACTTTGATACTGAATTAAAGTATATTGTAGAAAATAGTAGAGAAAAATTTATCTGGTAAATATGAACACAAGAGAATCAAAATGCGTAAAAATCCTAGCTGACCTTATCGATAACGAAGGGTTAGTAGGTATTAAAACTAGTTTCGAAGATGAAGGTGCTACCTTTAACGAAACAGTTAGGCTTAAGCAAGTATGTAATGAAGCTAATACTAAAGTTACATTAAAGATCGGAGGTCCAGAAGCAATTAGAGATTTAAAAGACTCTACTGTTATTGGAGTAAAAGGAATTGTAGCCCCTATGGTTGAGTCTGAATTTGGATTAGTGAAGTTCTTACAAGCCACCAAAGCTCATATCTCAGAAGATGTTCTAAGTACCTTACAATTAAACGTAAACCTAGAGACAATTACTGCTATGAATAATTCAGATAAGATATTATCTATTCCTGAGATTCAAGACTTATACGGAGTAACTGTAGGTAGAGTTGACTTAGTATCGTCAATGGGTAAGGATAGGTCTTATGTAAACAGTGAAGAGGTTTATAAACTTGCAAAACAAGTATTTACTAAAGCAAAAGCTAATGGACTAAAAGCTTGTTTAGGAGGAGCTGTATCTATTGAGTCATTAGACTTCCTTAAAAAATTACACTCAGAAGGGTTACTAGACAAATTTGAAACTAGATACTGTATCTTTGATCCTTCAATAGCGTTAAAGAACTTATCAAGAGCTTTATCAAAAGCTCAGATGTTTGAATATGAATGGATGACAAGTAAGCATGAATACTATACAGCTTTAGCAAATCAAGATATCAAACGAATCAAAATGATTCAAGACCGTATTAATCAATCTATAACCTCTAAATAATGAATTACAGTAATAAAGTTTTATCAGAAGAGTCAAATACTGTAGCAGTAGATTTTGACGGAGTTATACATAGCCATGAATTAGGATTTCACGATGGAACTATTTACGGAACTCCTATAGAAGGTTCTTTAGAAGCTTTAAAAACTCTAGCAAGCAAGTATAAGATTGTACTCTATACTGCTAAAGCAAAAGCAGATAGGCCTTTAATAAATGGTAAGACAGGTATAGAATTAGTTTGGCTTTGGCTTGCAAAGTATAATATGGATAGTTATATTGCTGAGGTTACAGCAGAGAAGCCTAGAGCAATCTGCTATGTAGATGATAAAGCAATTAGATTTTTAAATTGGGAACAATCCCTAAAAGATATAGCACTTTTCGCAAATGAAAGTATCTGATATAGTAATACAATTTTTAGAATCTAAAAAGATCAAACATGTATTTACAGTTTCAGGAGGAGGTTGTATACATCTAATAGACTCTTTAGGTAAGGCAGAAAATCTAGACTACGTATGTGTTCATCATGAGCAATCTGCTGCAATGGCTGCTGAAGGTTATGCAAGGTTGAAACAAGATGTAGGAGCTTGTATTGTTACAACAGGACCAGGAGGAACTAATACACTGACAGGCGTATTAGGATGTTGGTTAGATAGCATACCTACCCTATTCATATCAGGGCAAGTATCTCTATCCCAGACAGTAGGTAAGAGCGGTTGTAGACAAATAGGAGATCAAGAATTTGATATAGTATCAGCAGTTACTCCTATGACTAAGTATGCTACAATGATTACAGATAAGAGAGATATCTTATTTGAATTAGAAAAAGCATACAGTATAGCAGTAGGAGGTAGGCCAGGTCCAGTATGGATAGATATTCCTTTGGATATACAAGGAGCTGAAGTAGCAGAGGAAGACTTAAAGCCTACAGAAGCATCTCAGACAGAGAGTTTAATACCGGAGGAAGAAATTAATACATTCCTAGAGCATATTAAGCAAGCAAAAAAGCCATTATTCTTAGTTGGAAATGGAATAAGACTTTCAAATAGTTTTGATCTCTTCGATAAGATATTAAAAGAAACTAACATACCGGTAATCTCCGGAGTACATTCAGGAGTGGATTGTATAGATAATACTTACGAATACTATGCAGGACGTATTGGAATCTTAGGACAAATAACTTCTAATACGATTGTACAACAAGCAGACCTTATTATAGTACTAGGAAGTAGGTTGAGTGTAAAGATGACAGGGTATAATACACCTCAATTTGCTCCAAATGCTAAAAAGATCTTTATTGATATTGATAAGTATGAATCTAATAAGCATACTTTTAATATAGAGCAAAAGATACTAGGAGACATTAATACGTTCTTAAAACAAATAGAAGGAAAAGTACTTACCAATCCAGATATCTCAGTATGGCAAAACTATATTAAGGGTACAAGATCTACACAGAAGTATTTCTATGATAAGCATATTAATATGAAGGACTATGCCAGTGCATATTACTTTACGGATAGGTTAAAAGAGTTTGATAACGGAGCACCAATTATAACCAGTAATGGATCTGCACATGTAGTAACACTACAGACCTACCAACTAAAGCAAGGTCAGAGGTTATTTACAAATGTAGGCTGTGCGAGTATGGGGTATGGGCTTCCTGCTGCAATAGGAGCAGCATTTGCAAGCCCTGGACAAGACATCACATGCATAGAAGGAGATGGAAGCTTACAGATGAACATTCAAGAGTTACAGACCTTAGTGCATCACAAAGTGCCAGTTAAGTTATTTGTAATAAACAACGATGGGTACCTATCTATTAAGATAACTCAGCAAGCTTTCTTCAACGGTACACAAGTTGCATCAGGTAAAGAGAGTGGAATAAGCTTCCCAGACTTAGAAAAGATATGTAAAGCTTACGGACTACCCTACATAGGTATAAGATCTAATAGCGAGTATGATAGTAAGATACCACAAGTTTACTCTACAGAAGGTCCAGTTGTATGCGAACTATTTACATATCCATATGAAATTCACGAACCAAAGGTTGTGCATAAAGGAATAGACTCTGAAGGTAGAATAATACCAGGAGAATTAACTGACATGCATATCTCAGATGTATTTAATTTATAGATGAAAATATTAATCACAGGAGGAAACGGATACATAGCAAAGAGTATTGCTAATAGGCTTTGGGAGAAGTATCATATAATAGCTCCTGGAAGAGAAGAACTGGATTTATTTGATTCTAAATCTGTAGATACTTTTTTTGAAGGAAAATATTTTGATGTTGTAATACATACTGCAACACTAGGAGGAAATAGATTGAAAGAAGAAGATGAGACTGTTAGCTTCTATAACTTGATTATGTTCTATAATTTAATCAGAAAAAAAGAACAGTTTAACAAATTAATATCATTTGGTTCAGGAGCTGAATATAGAACAGAATATACTCCATATGGCTTTAGTAAGAAGATAATAAATAAGCTTATACACAAGTATGATAGTTTTTACAACTTAAGAATATATGCTGTGTTTGATGAAAAAGAAAAAGATACACGCTTTATTAAATCTAACATACAACGCTATCTAAATAATGATCCAATAGTTATACATCAAGATAAGTTAATGGACTTTATTTATATGCCTGATCTAATCTCTATAATTGAGTATTATATCGTAGGAAAAGATCTTCTGAAAGAAGTAGATTGTATATATGATGATACTGTCTCGTTAAGTAATATAGCTCAGCAAATAAATAACTTATCAATAAATAAAGTACCAATCAATATACAAGATCCTTTACCAGGACAGAATTACATAGGAATTTATAACGAGCTTCCAATAGCTTTCGTAGGATTAAAACAAGGAATTATTAACACTTATATACAATTAGAAAAAAATGGAATTATTTTTAAAAACAAACAGCAATAACCCTTACCACAGCCCGGAGAAATCTTTATCAGAATTAGCAAATCAATTTGAAACAGATAAAGGAACATCCGATTCAGTAAATTTATCATGGGGAACAGAATACGCCACACATAGAAGTTGGCATTATTCAACTACTTATGAAAAATATATGAACAGTAGTAAAAACGATTCTATCAGTATGCTTGAAATAGGTGTTTGTGATAAGAGATTTCCTTATGCATCTATTAAGATGTGGAAAAGTTATTTTAAAGACTTAGATCTATATGCTGTAGATAACTTCTGGGGGCATAAAATAGGAGATAAGTTAGAGGATATTACTAAACTAAACAGTGAAGGTGTTAATTTTATTTATGCTGATCAAGGAAGCTTTGATGATTGGAATGAGTTAAATGAATTATTTCCTAATAGATTTGATTTTGTAGTTGAAGACGGAAGCCACTGGCCTAATCATATGATGGTGAGTCTTTGGAAAGCTATAGGAGTGTTAAAATCAGGAGGGTACTACTTTATGGAAGATATACAAAATCCACTTAAGTCAAGAGGATGGTTTAAATACGATAATGCATTAATCGCAGAAGAATTTCTACAGACTTTATCTACAGGAGAATTATACTCAAGCTTCTTAAATGACCAACAGAACAAAGATATTCAAGATAACTTTGAATTAGTAGAGATAGTATTAGATCCTTCACAAATAAATTACTTAGCGGTTTTAAGAAAAAAGTAATATGAAATCAATTACGTTTTGCATAGCTTCAGCTAACAACGAAAGAGAGTATACAAAACTATTACTGAATTCTTTAATAGATCATACTACTATAGACAAACATGAAGTATTAATCTTTATAGATTCAGACAATCAAAATACATACGAAGCACTTAATGAGTACAAAAGCTCTATAAGTAACTTACGTATATGTAAAAATCCTAACCCCTACCCTGTAGGGGGGCAAAGGAACATATCAGTAATGTTTGATGCAGCTAAGAATGATCTAGTATGTTACTTACAATCAGACATGGTAGTAGGTAAGGACTTTGATAAACATATATTAGAAAATCTAACATCGGAGAAGAGAGTATTGTCGATGGCTAGAATAGAACCTCCACTTCATCCAGGCTCTCCAGAAAAGATTGTAAAAGACTTTGGAATTACTCCTGAAGAATTTGACTATGAAGCTTTTAATTTATTTGTAGATGAGTTACAAAAAGAGAATAGACCTACCATGGTTGGACACTTTGCTCCATTTGCTGTATATAAAAAGACATGGTTTGATATACTAGGAGGCTTTGACACACAATTCAGATGCTCTAGAGAAGACTCTGATACTATTATTAGAATGGAGCTTTGTGATTTAGAAATGGTACAGACTTGGAATGCTTGTGTATACCATTTTACTTGCGTATCAAGTAGAGGTACAGATTGGTATAAAACTAATGCAGATGCAGCGTATAAGAATGAATTACAGCAGCAAGCAGACATGCAAGAGTTAAAGAGATTTATCCGTAAGTGGGGATTCTTTGGACATCATCCACAACCTGTCTATAATATAGCATTTAAGGTAGAGATAGATAGAATGGTTAATTTTGAATTACTTCAATGGTTAGAGCCTTATTGTAAGAAAATGTACCTAACAGATAGTCAAGTTGCAGAGGAACTTAAAAATAGGATAGAGTTTGAAGCACACTACTACAGTAATCTTCGATGGAAGTATACTAAAGAGTATTGGGAATCTGTAAAGGAGTTTTTTAATCCTACAGACTTTAACACAAGGATAGTAACTACAGATATAGACTCAGAAATAGAAGAAGATATTGTAATTTCTTTTAAGTATTCAGAACTAAAAGAGAGTTTTAATGCAGAGTTAAGGAATTTAATAGAAAATATACATACTGTTGTAGATCAAAACGAAGAAGGTGTTTTTAGTTACGGACCTTTTACATTTGATATAAAGAAGAAAGAGAATATAATGCAGACATATAAAAAACAGTTAACCACAGATGCACTAATAGCTTCACAGAAGTTTATATTTGCATAGTAATAACTATTTATAATAAAAACATATGAGCTTAATCAACGAAATAAAAGAGATGTTATCTGAAGTAACAAAAGTAAATTTCAAAGGAAATAAATTTGTACTTAAGATAGATGTAAACGAAGATCCAAATAAGAAAGGAATCAAAGTACAATTCCTTCCAACTACCTTTGCAGGGATGTCTAAGCAACAACAAGACGACATCGCTATGGAGTTAGGAGCTAAACTGAATCAAGGACTATCACAACTAGGCTTAGCAGTTGAGAGAGACAGAGAACTAAAGGATAAGACGATTATAGGTTTCTTTATCTATATCGAATATCTAGATAAGATTATTATCAATGCTTTAAATCAAGCAGCACAATCAAGTAACGACTAAATAAATTAATTATGCCACAGTTTTGTTTTTATTCAAAAAATAATCCTTCACAAGAACCAATAGGAGTATTGCATGCAGCAAGTAGAGAAGAAGCAGTAAAATTCTTCTCATTATCAAAACAGTTACCAGTTAACGATTTTCTAACAATTTTTGAAGTAAAGAACTACACGTATGGTACACAAGAAGGACTTAAGGAAAACACTAAACAGCTTCTTAAAGGCTAGTATTAGTATAAAGGAAAAGGATATGGCTAGAGAGGTAATCGAAAAGAAACTCTTCATAGAAAACATTATCCTTTTAAGAGAGATAGAGGATAGGAGAGACTTCATGGAAGAAGAGATCGGAGTAGATATGTCTATCTACGAAGAGAAGTTCCTACAAATAATAGAAAATCTATTTAAGATACACTTCAGCAAAGAACAATTTGCATTAATACAGTATTATTTATATCAAGTACCTACCATAGACAATTGGGATGGAAAGATAGATCTCTCAGACGGAAAGAAAATGATTACAGTTGACTTTGAAACACCTGAGCAGGTTTGGAATGTAATAACTAGCTTAAAAGAAGTTAAAAAATAGTTGCCTAAGAAGACTATTGTTCTTATATTTAGGTATAATTAATAAACAAAAACGGTTATGAATTTAGAAATGATTCCTTGTACAAGATGTGGCAATGATATGCCAAAGCTCCGATTAGAAAAATACGGATACGATTTCTGTGTTAACTGCTCAGATGTAAAGCCTAAGGTAGGACGTATTAGAGTAGTAGGAGAAGGAGACTATACAGTAACAGAGCTTGATATCTTAGATCAGGATACTGCTAGAAGACTTCAAGAGATGGAGAACACTGCAAGAGGAGTTAGAAATGTTCCATTAGAGATCTTAAACTATGACGAAGATGAAGTAACAGATGATGCTAAAGCATTAGATGCTGTTATTGAAAAGGCCTTAGACGATGAATTAGAAGTCGAAGAGGTAGAAGAAGACTTAGAAGATCTAGAGGATGTAGAAGATGTAGACCTAGAAGACGAAGACGACGATTAATGCCTCCAGCTAAATTTATATCCAAAGATGATTGCTTAAGAGCAATGGCCAATACTAGAAGTAATAGAGGAGCAGCTCGATTTCTTCGTTGTAGCTTTGTCCATTACAAAAAGTATGCTAAGACTTATGTGAATGAAGAAGGAATATCTCTATGGGAGGTTCATAAGAATCCAGCCGGTATAGGTATTCCTAAATATCTTCCTAACAAAGGAAAGCAAGCACCTCTTAAAGAATTAATAGAAGGGAAGATATCAGTTGCTTCTTTTGAGCCAGCCAAGATCAAACAGAGATTAATCTTTGAAGGGTACTTGAAAGAGGAATGTAGTCGATGTGGCTTTCATGAAGAGAGGGTAACAGATCATAAAATACCTTTGATACTTCAATTCAAGGATAAGAATAAAGTCAACTATGAGCTTACCAATATAGAACTTATGTGTTACAATTGTTCTTTTCTGTACTCGGTATCACCTATTACCGACAAGCAAGTAGCAGCAGCAGAGGATTCTGTAGACAGACAAGTAAGAGATTTTGATTGGGAGGTAGATGATGCTATGAAAGAGCATTTAGAATCATTAGGACTTTGGAAAGAAGAACCTACAGATGGTTCACAATACATCTCAGAAAACTTTAAGAGGAATGAAAAAGAAGACTAAGCCTACTAGAGAAAGAATTGTAGCCAATCAATTAGTAAAACAATCAGAGCAGAATGAAAAGCTGAGAGAGAAAACAATTAATAATTCTTTTTGGAAATTGTTTGGAAAATAGTTGCTAGTACGAATCTTTATTCATATATTTAGGTATAAATAAAAAGATAAAGGTTATGGGAGAAAAGACTGGTAATACCGCAAAATTAGTATACGATTTTAATACTTCAGGAGTATGTGAGGTTTGTATAAAAGGTAATTGGTACCGTACTACAGCTAGAGAATTCAGATCATTTGATGGAAAGAGAAGAATAACTGAGCCTATCAAACAGCCAGGCTTAGGAGATAGTATGTTCAATGTTCCTATGCATACATATGATTATAATGGTCCAGTCTATATTGTACAATCAAACGTAGAGGTAATCAGAATGGATACAGAGACAATTGTAACTAATCCAGAGATGCCGGTTAATCAAAAATCAGAAGCAAATAGTAATCGTATATGAGAAAATTAGAAATAGAATCTTTAGAAGAATTAGAAGCAATCTTTAGAGAAAGATCAGTCGATATGACAAATAACATTCGAGAAGGTATTGAGGAAGCTATGAAGGCTAAGAAGAAGACAGCTATACTATTTGAGATCTTTATGGAAGGAATGGATACTTCTTTTGAGATATCACTCTCAAAAAAAGAATGGATTATTGCTTTAGAGAATTGCTTGAAGCATTACAGCGAATGGGAGATGGGAGATGAAGCCATTGACACTTATTTACTAATCAAAGAATTGAAAGCATGACAAAGCCCTATGTAAAAGTATTTGTATGTGAGTTGACTGGAATCAAGACAACCTATACATACAACAGTGAAAGTATTGTAAGCGGCATAGTAAAAGCAGAGTTCGAATATCCTAAAGAATACTTGGATGAATTCAATAAAAAGGAAAAATATCAAAAGAATCTTCCGAAAACAAAACAAATGTTCTTAAATCCTAAGACAGGTAAGGAAGTAAGTTACTATAGAGCTAAAGCATTAGGATTAGTAAAATAATTTAAAAAAAGTTACTAAAAAAGTTGCCTACCAAAGATATAGTTCATATATTTAGGTATGTTAATCAATTAAAAACAATAAGTTATGTTATCAAAATTCACTACAGGTTTAGATTCTTACCTTTCAAAAGATCAAGTAAAAGCTTTAGCACCAGTAGCATTCGCTACAGCACCGACAAGTACTAAAGTAAGTGGTAAATATTTACATGTTAATACTGAGACTATCATCGATGACTTAGAGAAGTTAGGATGGAAGCCAGTAACTGCCTCTCAAAGAAAATCTAGAGGTAAAGATACAATCTTCTCAAAACATATGGTATCATTTCAAAATCCAGATCTTATGATCAAAGGTAAGAATGGTGATGATGCTTTCCCAAGAATCATTTTAACGAACTCTCATGATGGATTTAATTCTTTTCAATTCAGAATTGGTATCTACAGATTAGTATGCTCAAATGGATTAGTAGTAGCTGATGAAGAATTCTCAGCATTCAGAATCAGACATACAGGATATACCTTCGAAGAATTAAGAGGAGTAGTATCTCAAGCAGTAGCTGATCTTCCTAACAAGGTAGATATTCTTAACAAAATGCAGTTAAGAGAATTGACTCCTGCAGAGCAAAGACAGTTAGCAATTGATGCAATGCAATTGAGAACTAATAGAATCGATGCTGAGTGGGATGAAGAGACTATTCAAGACGTTCTAACTCCTGTAAGAGATGCTGATAAAGGAAATGATCTCTGGAAAGTATTTAATGTAATCCAAGAGAAGATTACTCAAGGAGGATATTCAGCAGCATTGAATGGTGCTAAAGTAAGAAAGGTTAGAAAGATTAAATCATTCGAGAAAGATCTAGAAGTTAATCAAAAGCTTTTTAAATTAGCTACAGCATTGGTTAACTAATGGATAGAGAAAAGTATATACAGATGAGAAAATCAGGCCAGTATGATCTGGCTTGGTTTTACGAATACTTCTTAAAGCATAAGGATGAGAATAGAATGACTCCTCCCTATGAAGCTTTCCATCAAGCCTTTAATATGTACTTCCAAATGCATGGAGGATTTATTTTAGACCATATGGATAAGAAAATGGAAGTAACAAAGATAGAAGATCAACAAGGAAACTTATTATACATAAATTAAAACATGGAAGGCAAAGTAAAAACACCAAAGGAATTGATGGCAGACTTAAAAGGAAATTACATTCAAGTTATAAAAAAGAATGGAAAGACTCACGACAAATTGTTTAAAGATCCTCAGAGAGCAGTACGATCGGTAGGAGTAGAGAATATAAAATACCTTAGAGAGGTTCTTAAAGAGCAAGTTAACTCAAGGTATACAGAAATTGATGCAGTAACAGGAACACCAGAAAACGAATTATAATTATGGAAAAAGTAGGATTAGTATTAGCAGGATTAGGAGCGCTAGTTGTAATAGCGATTTTATTAGCATGGCCAACACAATGGCTTTGGAACAACGCTTTAGTAGGAGCAGCAGATGGATTCAATCCAATTGGCTTTTGGCAAGCATTAGGAATTAATATCCTATGTGGAATTTTATTTAGAAATACAAGCTCAAGTTCAAAGTAATGAAGACAGTTATTAAAGTTTTAGTAGGACTATTCTTAGGATTAGGATTAGTTCAGTTAGTAGACTTAGTATTTTATTTGATGAATCAAGAAGATACTTACTTATTTAATATTGGAATAGTATTATTTGGAGTAGTGTTTGTAGCATTTGGATACTTAGGACTATATCTGATGAAGATAATTAAGCCAGAGAAAGAAGAAGTTAAACAAGAAAAAGAAGAATAGTTATGGTAGTGTTATTAATATTATTAATTGCAGGTTTAGTAGTTTTAGGAATTATAGAAACTGTTACAACATGTGAGCTAGGATCTCCAATCTCAGATAAAGACATTTCAGATTATTTAGATAGAATTGAAAATGAAAATCTTATAAACGGAGTAACTAAAAGATGGAATGATAAGTTTGTTTTAAATGTAAAAGGATATACAGTCAGACATGGAAATAATCCTTCCATTTTTCAAACACAGTACTCATTGATATTTCCATATCACATTACAGATGTAGGAGTAATTCCAATATGGAGCAAAGCTTACAGTAGAGTTAAAAAGTTATTTAAAGATAACATTGAAAATTCTACTTATAAAACAGATAAAAGAAAAAAATTAGGGCTGGATTAGTTGCCTCCTAAGAATATATTTCGTATATTTAGGTATAGTAATAAATAATTAATTATAAATCAAATTTAAACAACAAGTTATGAACAGAATTTTAGTAGTATTAGGATTAGTAGTGTTATTAGTAGTGGGAGTATTCTCATGTGAACGTATTGATGCCGGGCATGTAGGTGTAAAAGTAAATCTATATGGGTCAGGTAAAGGAGTAAGCGATGTTACAGAATGTACTGGATTAGTATTTTACAATCCTATGTCAACAAAGATCTATGAATTTCCAACTTATATTCAACATAAAGAGTATAAGAAATCAGAAGAAGGAGACAATTCATTCATTGTAAATAGTAAAGATGGATCTGAATTCAGTGTATCACCTATTATGAATTACTCAGTACAGAGAGATAAAGTACCAGCTATCTTTGCAAAATATAGAAGAAGCTTACCAGAAATTGAAGAAGGATTCTTAAAAACGGCCGTGTACGATGCTTTTAGATTAGCAGCAAATAAGTATACAGCAGATGGATTGATTTCAAATAGAGAAGTATTTGAAACTGAAGTAAGAAGAATATTGGTAACACAATTACAGAAAGAAGGATTCATACTAAATCAATTCACATCAAATCTAATCTATCCAGATTCATTTAAGAAAGCTATTAATGCTAAGAACAATGCAGTACAGTCAGCTTTAATGGCAGAGAATAAAGTTAAGCAAGCAGAAGCAGAAGCTAAAATCAAAGTAGCAACAGCAAATGGTAACGCTGAAGCATTACTAGCGAATGCAAGAGCTGAAGCTGAATCAAATAGATTGAGACAACAAACATTAACTCCAATGTTAATACAACAGCAATGGATTGAGAAGTGGAAAGGTAATGTACCGACAACACAATTAGGATCAGGTACTAGTGTATTGTACGGATTAAAGTAAAATATTTTAAAAATAATTGATAAAAGAGTTGCTAGCGCAGCTCTTTTTTCGTATATTTAGGTATAGAAACAAACAAATAAAGGTTATGACAGAAGAGGAATTACAGGCATTACTTGATGAGGAAGAGGCTTACATCAATGAATGGAGAGATAGTTTAACACAAGAACAAATAGATTCAATATAGAGACTTAGGGGAGGAGGGGGCGCTTCTCTCTCCTCACCGAAGGTGTCACGCGCAAATTCTCCCAACCCTCCGAGTTGTAGGAGGTAAAATCTAAACAAAAGTTATATGAAAGTAATCTATATGGAGGAGACAATCCTAATAATGTCTCAAAAAGATCCTCAAGGTACTCAGGAATTGATACAAAGGGGTACAATAAAGAAGACAGAGAATGATAAACCTTATTTAGTTATAGAAGATGAAAATTGAAGACGTAGTATTATATCATAAAAAGTATAGAGGTAATAAAGTAACCTTTAACTCTAGAAAAGGAGCAGGAAAGGTTATAGAAGGAATAGCTGTCCAGGTAGTAAAGGAACAAGGAGGATTGATAATACTCAGAGACTATGATAACTTTCCACATTGTATATCAATATTAACATTAGAAGAAATATGAAAAAGTTTTTAGAAATTTATTTAGGATTTTTTATAGCATTACCATTAGCACTTTGTATAGTACTGTATGCAATAGGATGTTTTATGACATGGAGTATTCAAGTAAACATTGAATGGCCAATTGTTAGATTGTATATGGTAATAGCTCTTATAGTATCATTCTTTATGTCAATGGACGAATAGTATGAAAAAGCTAATAGCAAATCTATATTGGAGAATATGTAGAAGGATAGGGTATAGAATAGTCCTTATGGACTATTATGATTCAAAGACATTCAATCTAATAAAAAAGAATAGTCATATGGCCTTACTAAAATATGTAGGAAAGCCAGATGAGAATGGTTACATAAAGGTAAAAGAAGTTTGGCAAATACAAATTAGAAAGATATAAGTATCCGTAGAGGGGTAAATACTATAGAAAGAAATAATATATCCAGCAATAGTACAATGAAGACAAATAAGAAGTTAATACAAGTAGATGGTAATAATCTAATAATAGGAAAGACATATTACTTAGATAGACTTGGAGAAGAGGAAGGAGTATATGAAGGTATACTAGAAGAGGGTAATGTAAGAAGATGTTTATTTACCCCTATAGGAGAAACTACTTACCTACCATATGATATAAGTCATTACAGTGGAAAGTATGTAGGTAAATTCTCATTAGGATTATGGTCTTATTTCTTTGAAGAACAAGCCTAGATACCCGTTAAAATACCCACTTTGATACCCGTCCAATTACCCGTTTCTCTACCCAATCGATACCCGTTTATACATACGTATGGACCTGGAGAGATAAAGGGAGAGACATAGGGAGAACTACTGGAAATACATAGTAAAAGGGTACGACTCTGATTAAACATAAAGAGTAGTAAAAGGAATGGAAGAGTATAAAGACATATAGTACTTGGTATGAAAAGGTATTGTATAGTATATATGATGTGTAAAAAAAGGAAGTAGGGATGGTAAAATAAGGATAGGAAAAATGTGGCTTGTGTGTCTCCTTAATAGTTTTTTTCTATAATAAGGAAAATCTATAGTAGATACCCGTTCTATAGACCCGTTTCACTCTCTAGTAACCCGATTCGTTACCCTTTACAAACCCGTTCTAGCTACCCGTTTTGTTACCCGTCTAGTGACCCAATTGAGACCCGTTCTCTTTACCCGTTAGAGACCCTGTCCTTATCCCCCTTCGGGGGTAAAAAAAGCCTATAAAAAAGTTGCCTATATGATCTATTCTTCTTATCTTTAGGTATATAAAAACAGGTATGGGTATGGAAACAAATAAGAACAAAGGTGGATTTCTTTCTGGAATAGTACATTTATTTAGTATACTGATATTCCTTGTACTTATCTATGAGGCTATTAAATGGATATTTACTTCTTCTATAGGGGAAAAGATAATCTTCCTAGCAGTATTAGTAATGTTCTTCCTGTTCTATACTTGGGGTACTACTTTAATGTAGCCTATATATTAAAAATAATACTCAGCACCTATGAAACAGATTCAGATTACAATGCAAGAGAGATGGGCAGCCTCACGGCATACCATTCAGAAGTCTAAGAAGACCTACACCAGGAAGGAGAAGCACTCCTCTTCCAAGCAGGGGCCTCACAAGGGCCCTTTCCTTTTTATCTAAAGCTTTCCTTTAAGTAAAATATTCAGTTAAAGCATCACTTTAAGTTAAAGCTTTGCTTTAAGTAACGAACATGGCGTACCGGCCCTTCTACTCTTCCGACTCTCTTTCAAAGCCAGGCCCCTTATTCCCTTCTAACATACCTAAAGATACGAACGATCTTTGTAACTAGCAACTTTTTTATTAACTTTTTTTTAATTTATAATGAATATAAATAACATATAAGGGTTGGATCCTACCATATAAATGCATATATTTAGGCATCAATAATTAAAACAATATAATATGTCAAAAATCGATCAGTTAGTTGAAGAAATTGCAAAAGATTATTTATCAGAAATGTCATTAGCAGACGCCAAAGCATTAGCAGCAGAAGATGTTATCACTTATTTAAAAGAAAAATATTTCCCTTATTTTTAAAAAAAAAGTTGCCTCTTCGGAGGCTTCTTCTTATCTTTAGGTATCAATAATTAAAACGACATATATCATGATCAACAAAATCAAAGGATTAACAGTAGTAGATTTCATCGGAGGTAGAAAAGGTATCTTCCAGGCCATAGTAAAAGTACAAGCAGGCTTTATGATAGCTACAGAAATAGGATCTGAATTACCTTCTCTTAATAGATGGAAGAAAGGAGCTCTTCAGACTATCCAATTTAAAGCTGAAGGAACTAGCCATTGGACAACAGTATTT